AGAATCAGCAACATCCTATGGGGTTCTAATCGCAACAACAAATCAGTAGGGGTGGCTCAATACGGGGTTGAAGCAACATTACCTAAGCCGAATACAAACTTAAAGAGTGTACCTGAAATGGACGATATGGACGCGCGAGACAAACGCCTGTATGACAGGTGGACGATCTACCAAGCAAAAGTATATGCGATTGAGATGATGATTGATCAGTTAGATGACGAACAACATCAAATCATATTAGACTGCATGATGGAGGGCATGAGCTACCGAAGCATCGCTGATCACCTAAATATATCCCGAACAAAGCTAGGGGAAATGAAAAATAATATGTTAAACCATTTATGCCAAAAAAGCCAATTCTGACAGTATGTGCACTATTTTTAGTATAATTTACCATGTGATATAATTGATGTAACGAACATTTAATCAAGTTTATAGATTACGAGTCGTCCGGTTGGGTGGCTTTTTGTATTGTGAAAGGGAGGGAGGAATATGGGTAAAGGAAAATACCAGGAATGGATAACTGAAGAAGGGTTAATCAAATTAGAAGGTTGGGCGAAAGACGGCCTAACTGATGAGCAGATAGCTAAAAATATAGGCATAACAGCTAAGACATTGTATGAATGGAAGAATAAATTTAGTAATGTATGTGAGACCTTAAAAAGAGGTAAGGATGTTGTTGACCGTCAAGTTGAAAATGCGTTATTCGAAAGCGCATTAGAAGGTAACACCACAGCACAAATATTCTGGCTTAAAAACCGCAAACCTAAAGAGTGGCGTGATAAGCAGGATATAGAACATAGCGGATCGGTGACTAACAAAAATATTGATATGTCAGATTTAACGACAGAGGAGTTGAGGAAACTTGCTCAACTTTGAGAAACAAGAGGTAGCAAGACAGGCAAATAATGAAATTGCTAGGCGTGAATTGTTGCAGTTTACTAAACAAACCATGCCAACATATAAATCAAACTGGCATCATGTGTCATATGCTAATAAGTTAGATCAGTTCATACGTGGAGATATTAAAAATCTCATGATCTTTATGCCACCGCAACACGGGAAGAGCGAATTAAGCACTAGACGAACGCCTGCTAAGCTTCTGGGTGACAATCCAGATCTTAAAATAGGCATAGTTGCTTACAATCACACGATAGCAGCTAAGTTCAGCAGAGACATACAACGCGTTATAACAGGGGAAGGCTACAACGACATATACCCTCAAACAACGCTAAATAATCAAAACGTAAGAACAATGGACGCATATCTACGCAATTCAGATGAATTTGAAGTAGTAGACAAAAAAGGATCATTAGTTAGCGTAGGTGTGGGCGGGGGTTTAACGTCACGAAAACTTGATATAGCCATAATGGATGACTTATACAAGGATGCGGCAGACGCTTGGAGTCAAGTGAAACGTGAGGGTGTACAAGATTGGTATGATACTGTACTACGCACAAGACTACACAACGATAGCCAACAATTACTGGTTTTTACTCGGTGGCACGAAGAAGATTTAGCAGGCTACTTATTAAAAACAGAGCCTGAAAAATGGGAAGTAGTATTATATGAAGCAATAAAGACCGATAACGTAACCGAAGATGATCCCAGGGAACTTGGAAAAGCGTTGTGGCCCGAACAGCATAGTTTAGAAACACTTCAAGATATGCAAAAGAACAACCCTATTGTGTTTGATAGCCTCTACCAACAAAACCCAACACCAAAAGAAGGGTTATTGTTGTCAGATGGCGAACTAAAACGCTTCACCATGGACAAGATAAAAGATAGCAAGCCTGATGGAATTGTAAGTGTGTGTGATGTAGCTGACGAAGGAGACGACTCACTATGTCATGTAGTGGGCTTTTTATATGGTCAAGATATCTATATAACTGATGTTGTCTTTACAAAAGACCCTGTAGAAATCACACAACCATCGGTGGCATCTATGCTAGATAGATATAACGTGGACAAGACTAGGTTTGAATCTAACAACGGAGGCAAAGGGTATGCCCAAAAAGTCAAGGAACTAAGGCAAGGTAGAACTACGATCGACTGGAAACATACGTCTACAAATAAGCATACTAGAATCATTATGAAGTCTGGTGATGTGAAAGAGCACTTTTATTTTAGGTCAGATATACAGAATCACGAAGAATACAAGAAATACTTATATGAACTAACACACTATTCTAAGAATGGGAAAGTGAAGCATGATGATGCAGCCGATGCAACGACAATGTTAGCAGAATTTACTAGTAAAACAAACTGGGGTTGGGGAAAATGAATAGAATTAATCAAATACAAATCCCTAAAGAAGTGACAAAAGTCATACGAGCCTATATAAATGACTTCGAGGGATCGCAGTTAAGGCACAAAATGAAGTTAGGTGACGATTATTATCATAGTGAAAACACAGAGATTATGAGTAGAAAGATGCTTATATATGCTGAAACTAATGAGGGCATGCCATACGAGACAGAAGATCCCTATAAATCTAACAATAAGTTACCTGCTGGGTACTTTAAATTGCTAACTGATCAAAAGGTAAACTACTCACTTGGGAAAAATGTAACAGTTGAAGCAAATGACCCTGACTCACTCAACGACACGTTAGGCAAAGGATTCCAAAGGGTGCTTAAAAAAGTAGCCACAGAAGCATCTAAAAAGGTTGTAGGGTGGTTGCACCCTTACATTGATGATAAGGGACAATTTAAAATGATGAACGTTCCTAGTGAGCAAGTCATTCCTGTATACCAACCGTATGACAAGAGAGCTTTAGAACTAACAATAAGGTATTATCAAGTGTCTGTAATCAATGCAGATGGTGAAGCTGTCAGGGTGACGAGGGTTGAGGTATGGGACGAGGAAGAAGTCACCTACTATCAGGAGAATGACAAGACTAGCCTTTTTAATCTATTAGACCAACAAGAAATGTTTGATATATTTAGAAGGGATTTTAACAATCCTAAATATCATTTTCAGAAGGATATAAAATATGGTAAAAAAACCACACGTACAGAGGGCTTAGCATGGGGAATGGTACCATTTATTCCACTGTACAACAACGACGCAGAAGAATACGACCTAAAGCCCATCAAGGCGTTTATAGATGCGTATGATATTGTAAACAGTGACTTTATCAACAACCTTGAAGATTTCCAGGACGTTTATTGGATATTAAAAGGCTATGATGGCACGAATGTATCAGAATTTTTGCACCAGGTTAAACGATACAAAACATTAAAAGTATCTGATACAGGGGACGCCAAGGCAGAGACAATCCAAATACCATATCAAGCACGAAAAGAAGCTAAAGAAGGACTAGAACAGGACATATTCACCTTTGGTATGGGTGTTAACACCAATCAGATAGGAGAGGGCAACATAACTAACGTAGTTATTAAAAGCCGATTTACTAACCTTGATTTAAAAGCGAGTCAATTTGAGGGTGAGTTAAAAGAGTTTTTATATAGCCTAATTGATTTTGTAAATAAGTATAGAGAAATAAACAAGGAACCCCCAATCAAAGTCGATGATATTGTTTTTAATCGGTCTGTTATCATGAATGAGGTTGAACTGCTAGAAGCTAATCAAAAACAGTTAGGCGTCGTATCAGAGGATACCAGATTATCCAATCATCCTTGGGTATCAGATACCGAGGAAGAAATCAAGAAGATGAAAGATGAACGTGAGGGGACGGTTGATCTGAATGCTCCAATAGTTGGTGATGGCGGTGGAGAGTAAATTTGAACAAGCAGACCGAGCCTTAGACCGTCAACAAAGAGAAATAGAAAGACAACTTATATCGGCATATTCAAGTACACTGAAAGAGGTTAGAGGACAATTGGCTGAAGCGTATGAAAAATATGGTGGCTCATTTACGGAAATGCAAAAATATAACCGCCTCGCGACTATGGAGCGCAACATATCAAAAGAGATAAGCAAGTTAACAGGAAAAAACGCAGCTACACTCAAAAATGGTATAGGAGGTGCTTTTAAAGAGTCTTATTACCGAGCAGGGTTTACAATCGAAACCACAGCGCAGGCTAAGCTAGGTTTCGGTCAGTTATCAAAAAAAGCCATTGAAGCATCTATAGATAATCCATTGGACAGAGTAGGGTGGCTAAAACGTAACCGAGAAAATCAAGCACTATTAACACGGCAAATGAAACAACAACTCACGCAATCACTCATACTAGGGGAATCGTTTGAGCAGGCTTCTAAGCGCATTAAAAACAGAATGGATGTGGGTGCCACAAGCGTTGTAAGGATAGCACAAACGGAAATGCACAGGGCGCAGTCACAAGGTAGGCTAGACGGTCTACGGCAAGCGGCTAGCAAAGGTGTCATAATGAAAAAGAGATGGGTAGCTACACTTGACAGCAGGACAAGGGACGAACATCGAGACCTGGACGGAACTACGATAGAATTAGATGAGAATTATGTAAGTGAAGAAGGGAAGGGTCAAGCGCCTGGACAACTTGGATCAGCCTCTAGCGATATCAATTGTTTCGCAGGTGATACTTTTGTTGCATCGCCCACGCCTATTGAGAAAGGGTATAAAAGGCATTATGAAGGGGAATTAATCGAGGTCACC